ACAAACTGATTGAAATCCTATTAGATATAGGAAGAATGTAAAGAAATTTTCTATAAATAAACTCATAATATTATTTTTTTTATTATATATAAAATATAAATCAAAGTTTAATATATATTATATGAAAATAAAAAAGTTTAGTGATTATAAATTACCAAAAGAAAAAGAAACTAAAGAAAAAGAATTGACAATAAATCAAAAAAGAATTGAAAATGATACTATGTCAGATTCTTTAAATGATACTAATTTAGAAATACCTATTGAAAAATTAAAAGATGGTGAGTTTGAAATTGTAGGTATAAATGATATAAGTTTAGATAAACCAAAAAACGAAGCAATGATAGTTAATGCAGATTTGGGTGATAATAATGCGAAAAGAGGCGATGTGTTGTGGATTACCGCGATGGTGAAGAAGAAGAATGTTAATTGGAATTCGATGGCGGTCTTAAAAGTTCGTATTGTCGATATCTACAACGGTCTTTCCATATTAAATACTTTGAAATGATAATTGACAAAACCATAGAAATCAAAGTTGGAACGGGAAGCATAAAACATTTCAAAAATTTAGGGTATAATGTTAAATTTTTTGAACACATAATAATACCTATTAAACATACACCAAAAAGTAGTAGAGTTATAATAACAGCAAAATGTGAGTTTTGCGCAGCTGAAAAACAATTAAAATTTCAATCATATCAAAAATCATATTCAAATTATAACATATATTTATGTAATAAATGTAAATATTTAAAATCAAAACAAACAAATTTAGAAAAATATGGTAATCTTAATTATAATAATATAGAGATGTGTAAAAAAAATTAAAAAAATATTATATAATGATCCTAACTATAACAATAAAGAAAAAATAAAAAAGACCAATTTAAAGAAATACGGGGTAGAAAATATATCAAAATTGGATATTATAAAAAAAATGAAAATTGATACATGTTTAAAAAATTATGGTGTAAATTATCCAAATAAACCATGTTGATATTAAAAATAAGATAAAGAATAGTAAGAATAAAAAAAACTATTAATAATATTAAAAGAATAATTAATTCTAATTATTCAATAATTAAATATGAAAACAATTATTTTAAAATAAAACATAATATATGCAATAATACTATTAATATACATAAACCTTCTCTTTTGTATAGAATAGAAAATAATATAAATATATGTACTATATGCATGCAATCCGTTAAACAATTTAGCATCATCTAAAGAAAACAAAAATAAAGATTTTTTAACAAAATTCAATATATTGAAAATGACAGATCAATACTAGATGGAAAGGAATAGATTTATTACATATTTTTGAAGATGTTTGGATTTATACACAAGATATAGTTAAAAGTATTATAAAGAATAAATTGAACTTAATAAGTGAAAAAATATATGCTAGAAAATGTATAATAAAAGAAGTTAAATCAAATATAGTTAGAAGATTTTTAAATGAAAATCATATACAACAATTTACTAATTCATCTTATAAAATTGGATTATATTATAAAGATGAATTGATATCTTTGATGTGTTTTAAATATAAAAATAATTATGAACTTATAAGATTTTGTAATAAAATAAATGTTAATGTTGTAGGTGCTGCGAGTAAATTATTTAAACATTTTTTACATAATTATAATATAGAAAAAACTTATATTTTAACTTATGTTAATATAAGTTTATTTAATGGAAATTTATATAACAATCTTGGTTTTAATTATGAAGATTTAATTAAACCAAAATATTTTTTAATAATTGATAAAAAAAGATATGATAAAAAAATAGTAAAAAATAATATTAATATACATAACAATTATAAATTATACGATTGTGGTAAAATATTATATAAATATTTAATATAATTTTCATTATCATAAAATATTATTCTTTATTATTTATCCAAATATGATATCATCTGTATACATTTCTCTATATACAGATGATATCTTTTCATATTAAACTGTTAAACAATTAAATCTACATATTTTTCAACAATATGTGAAATATCAGTATCTGGAAAAATAGATATAAAAGGACTATCTTCACCGACATAATAAAAATTTAATGTTAAATCGGAATCTGTCAATTCAGATAAAGTCAAGTCTTGCGAATCGTCTGATAAATTTAGAATATTATCTTTTAAATAGTTAAAAGCCTCCAATTTATTATCAAACCAATTTATACTTGTTTCTATTTGAATTTCACCTTGATCATTATCATCAGTTTATGTTTTTATTAATATAATTTTCATATATGAGATTTTTTTAATTATTAATCATAACAAATATATTATTTATATTTGAATATTCAAAATATATTCTTCTATAAATATAGAAACAAAAATTTCAGCAACTTCTATATCTATATTATATGATTTTGATAATGAAAATGAACATTCATTAAAATCTTTTTCATTTATAATTTTTCTTTTTTTATAATAATTTGAAAATATTTTAAAATATTCATTATTTAAAAACCCCATTATATCTATAAAATCATCATTGTTTATTTGTTTTAAAATATCCTCGCGTATTAATTTTTCTAATTCCAATGATATAACATTATATATTTCTTCTTCTGCTAAATATATTGATTGGTTTGATTCTTTTATCCAAATATCTAATATATTATCTAAATGTATAGAATTTGGTATTTGTTCTTCTATAACATTACACATTTCATCCATCAAATTAATACAATTTAAATTATTATCATGTGAATAATCTTTTATTATATTTAATAATATTTCTTTATTTTTTAATTTTAAATTTTTCAACATAAAAATTATTATTTTTTTTATTTATTAAAAAATGATATTCACAACTAAATATATAATTTTAATATATAAATATATGTCTAGATTAATTGATTTAACAGAATTAAATGCGGATAATTTTATAGAAATGTTAAAAGATTCCGAAATAATTGTATATGAAAATATACAAGGTAGTAAAATATTTTTTAATTGTGATAAAAATTTAAATATCACATTAAAATCAAGAAGTATAAATTCACCTGATATAAATAGAGTAGATTTAGCTTTACAAAAATATTATAATAAAGCTTTTAATTATTTGGATGAGTTAGATGACAAAGTAAAAAAATTATTACCTAACAATTGGTGGTTTTGTTGTCAATATTTTTATGATTGTAAACCAGCACATGCAAAATATGACGAAATGCCTATAAATAATATGATATTAACAAGTATTATTAAAAATGACAAGTTTACATTTAATTTAGATGAAATTTGTGAGTTTTCAAACTTATTAAATATTGATAGCCAACCAGTATTATTTAAAGGTATATTAAATGATAAACAATTAGAATTGGTTAATTATTTTTTACACACATCAACAGACGATTTGGATTATATTTTTGGTGAAAATAATTTTTCATCATTTTTTTATAAAATATTAAATCCTAGTCTAAAATCATCAATTTTAATGAAAAACGGAACATTTCAAGATAATGTTGATAAATTAATAATAAAAATTGATAATAATGATGAAATAAATCTATCCATATTAAACCCATTATATAAAAAAACGGAAAATAAAAAAACGGAACATATAGATACATATACAATATTAATATGTGATTTTTTAGAATATTTACAGACAATAAATATAGAAAGAACATTTTTAAATAATAAAACAGGTGATGATTTATATTTAGAGTTAATAAGTATATTATTTAACAATTATTGTGCGGAAAGAGAACTAAAAGTATTAAATTTTATTTTTAATATACCACCATTTTTTTATGAAGATAAATTTAAATTAAATATAGATTTAATAAAAAATACACGAACTAAAGATTTAATACTAAAAGACGATAAATTGGAATATATGTTTAAAATAATATTAAATAGTTTTAGATATAAAAAAGAAAATCCTATTGGTATATTTAATGATACTATATTAAAAATATTTAATGATATGGTCAATCGAATACAAAGACATATAGATAAAATATTAAGAATTGAAACAGAAGAAACATTAAAAGATAGTTCACTTTTAGATTTTGAACATTTTTATGATATAAAATATCCTAAAGATGGCGAAAATAAAGTATACCCCGATTTATATAAAGAATTTGATGTTGATCAAGAAATTGATATTAAAAAGAATAATAAAAAAGGTTATCTAAAAAAAGATAAAAATAATTTTGATCAGGATATATTTTAATTATTTAACCATGATTCATTATCACCAAAATAATCTATATCATTATCATTTAAATTGTAATTAGTAGATATTGATATCGTCGTTGCTGCTAAATCAATATCAGATTCTATAAATTGATTCAGTTGATTTAAAGTTACTAATCCTATAACTTTTGTTTCAAATATAGATGGAAATAAATCTTTTATTTCTTCCCATTTTTCTATTGTAGTTATTTCTTGTATTAAACCAGTTGATGTAACTATTGACCTTATACCAATATCTTTTAAAAAATTTGTTGTAATTTTAATATCATCAATATTCATAATACCTATTTCTAACATAGGTCTTAATTTGAATCCACATTCAATAGATTCTAATACAATATTTCGCCAATGATTTTCACCCCATTGTAAATATTTTTTATCCCACGGAAATTCAACTTCATCAATTATTGATTGAAATTGTTTTATCTCATCAAATTTTATCTTAAAATTTCTTTTAGTATGTCTTTCTGGTGGATAATTTAATAATGCTATTTTAATACCACCAAAATCTTCGAAATATTGTATTTGATGCGAAAATGTAGCAACAGCTCTATAAGAATTATCATCAATAATATCAAATATTTCTCGTAAAGCTGTTAATGATACATCTTCATCTAAATAATAATAATCTAAATATTTTGAAGCAATATTTTGGATTTTTGCTTCATTGAATTTATGAAATTTTTTTATATTCATTAAAAATAAATATCATTTTAATTATATATTAATTTTTTCATCGTGTAATGCTTTATATAAAATAATTAAACCATTTATTGTTAACTTCATAGTTTCATATACATCAGATTGAAATGGAAATCTTTTTCTTGCCTTTTTTGTCATGGGCAACACACTATCAATTGTATGTTGTATATAATCTTTTTGTTTATCTATACTAAAACCACCTAACATAGTTGATATATTATGCCACCTATCAATAGCTTTTGCTATACTACCAATTTCGCTTTTAGACAATCTTTCATAATATACATCATCGTCTAATTTTTTCAATAAACCATCTTCAAAAAACTTTTTAGACATTTTTCGAACACCTTCTTTTACTATATCACCGAATTTATTTTGAATAATATCAAATCCAATACCTTTATCCTCACAAACATCGTGCAAAAAAATAACACATATTGTTTCTTCAGGATATTTAAATTTTTCATGCATTGTTAATGCAAATGCAACTTGTGATATTTGATGTGAAAATTCATGCTGTCCATCTTTCCTTATTCCTGTGTGTAAAGATTCTGCAAAATACATAGATTCTAATGCTTTAATATAACCCATACCTTGTAATCTATATCTTACAGCAATTTTAACTTTTTCGAAATTCGGGTACAAATCTTTCACAGTTTTTACAGTATTAATTGTTTAACATATACAAATATATAAAATGTTTCCGATTTATTCAAATTTATTTTAGATATATTTTAAAATATCTTTTCTTCTTTGTATTTTAATTTCTTGTTTTAATTGTTTTATATTTTCAAATTTTATATCTGTATACAACATATTTAATTTATCTAATCTATAAATATGTTTTAAATCTGTTATATTATTAAAACAAAATAATTCTGTTAAATTAGTTAAATTTTCTATCTCTTTTAAACTAGTTATATTCTTATAAGAACAAGATAAATGTGTTAAATTCTTTTGTTCTTCTTTTGTATATTTAATATACAAAAATTCTTGTAAAGTCATTTTAAAATTTCATTTATTAATTTTTTTCTCCTAGTATTAATAGTATCAAACCAATCAGCAAAAAAACATTTTTCCATATTTTTTAGTTTATTCATAAATAATTTATGAATAAACATATAATTATTTATTGAATAAAATTCAGCATCAACTTTTAATATTTTTTCGTTTTTACTTATTTTCCAATAAGCAGACACACCATCATCAACTTTATATTCGCCATATATTTTATAATCTATAAAATAAAATTCACCTTTTTTAAAAACAATATTATTTTTTTCATCAAACATTGTTTTTTTACAAAAAACTTTTAAATTCTTATTTGTTTTATTCATATAAAATTATTAAAATTATGACCAGATACCTTGATTATCTAATTTATAAAAATCTTTTTTCACAGCGTTCATCAACATTATCCTACCTTGTCTTATTTGACTTTTTATTGTTGATAAATTTATATCTAAATAAAATGCAATTTCTTGATATGCTAAACCATCAATTTCTCTCATTGTTAATACTTTTGCATATTTTTCAGGCAATGTTAAAATTTTTTGTTTAATTATATCAGCCTTTTTTATATTTAGTTCGTCTTGTTGTATTTTCTCATAATTATCCGTCGCTATTAAAAAATCACCAATTGTTGCACCATCATGATCTTGTTCAATAGATTCAAATCTTTTCTTTTCTTTAATTCTATGAAACATTATTCTTTTAGCTATAATAAATAACCATGTTGAATAATTTGCTTTATCGTTATCATATTTATCTAATTCATCTAAAGATTTAACAAAAGCTTCGTCTGTTACTTCTTCAGCTTCTATTTCATCATTACATAATTTCATTAAAAACCATATTAATTTAGGTCTATATTTTTTATAAAAATCGTTAAATTCTTTTCCTGTTTTCTCTTTAAATTTTTCTTCTTGTGTCATTTCCTTAAAAATCTTTTTTTTTCTTTTTACCTCTAATCTTTTTCCTATATAAAAGTTTCTATTATAGAAATTATTTTTATTTTGTTTTATTTTTTCTTTAAAATAAAGAATCAATATCTGTTCTAAACCACATATTATAATATTCTAATTCATTTTGTATATTTTTTAAAACATCTTTATTAAAATTGCTTCTATATATTCTTATAATATGTGAATTCTCCGAATCATGTATTGAATAATCAACAATGTTATATGATTTTTTTATTTTATTAAAAACAATATTTAATCTATCATCTATCCAAGATACAATAGTATCATACATCTGATAACAAAAAGGACTACTATGTATAATAATTTCATAATAATCATTATATAATTCAATATAATCATCCAAAAATAAAAATATTTTAAAATCCGAATAATTTATAAAATCTTCTTTATATTCTAAAGAATTAATATCTTGGTAATATTTGTATCCAATTTCTTTTAATTCATTAAATATTTTTTCACTATTATTTATTTCTAAAACACATTCTTCATCTATATCTATATAATAACCTATTTTGTTTAAATCTTTTTTTATTCTTAAAAATAAATCTTTATTATAAAAATTATTATCAATTATAACATTTGGAAAATATGCAAACTTTACTATAAAATTTGTATCATCATATATTTTTTCTATTGTAAAATATAACTGAGAGTTGATATCGATCTGATCATTTTCCATTTTTCATAATATCTAATCCCCATTCTGTTAACCCCAGTCTCATATTTTCCGACATTTGTACATATTTTGTATAATTAGATTCAAATAATATTCTACATTTTTCTAATAATTCTATATCTTTATCTTTTTCAAAATATAATCTAACTTCGTATATATATTTAATATCTCTATCATCATCGTTTTTTATATCTATAATATCAATTTTTTTAATAAAATGTAAACTATCTGCTCTACTACTTTTCAAATCTTTAATAAACATTTTTATATATGATTTATCTAAATTAAAAAACATAAAATATATATACCTCATATCATCAACATTTAATTCTATATCACCTAATAAATCATTATCTACTAATCTTGAAAAACAATCTTTTACAGATTCTATTTTTGTATTATAATATTCTATCATAGGTAATATATTATTTTTATATACAGAAATTTCTGTATTATATTTTTTAATATTTTCTTTATACAAAATATTTGGCTTTGTTGGTGTTTTTGGTATTTCTTTTTTTGGAAAATTTTTATTAAAATATATTGAATATTCTTTTAATATATCATCATCTAAATAATTTAATATTAATAAAACTCTTGAAACTTGTTCATTATTTAATTTATCATAATCTAAATCTTTTAATTTAGATAAAATCAATTTATGTGGTACATTCATTAATTCGTTTTTATTATCTTCTAATGTTACTAAATTAGAATTTAATAAATTATCAAACTTTTTTTTCACATCTTTTAGATTTTTCAAATTTTTCTTAATTTCTTCAAAATCAAATTCTTCTTCTATATCATTTATCATATTTTTATTATTTAAAAATTTCACCATAACCACCGTCTTTTCTTTTATTATCTATATGTTTAGAAATTTCTACTGAATATTTATTTATAACTTCATTTATTTTAGGAGACATATTAAAACTCTTTTTGGCAAAAGATTTACCATGTTTTGTTAAATAAAAATTATATGCAGCATTAATTTCTTCTTCATTAAAAATTTCATCATAAATAGGAAACATTAAAGTTTTTATATCATTATAATCTATTAATTCTTTAAAATCCGAAAACATATCTAACATATAATCATCAACTTTATTTAAATATTCATCATTGACTATACCATTTTCATATAATTCTTTTACTTTATCTTTTATACCTATTATTTTAGTATAAAAAATAGTAGATATAGATTTCTTATAAGATTTATCATTTATTATATCTAAAATATATAATATCTTATCTTCTTTAGTTTTTTTATTATTCATAAAAAATAATTATTTATATTATATCATAATCTTGTATCTTTTTTGATTATTATTTTTATATACTATTTTTTAATACTATTTGTTTTCCAATAATTATACAAAATTTTAATTTGTATTTCTAATTTATTTTTTGTATATTTAATTAATAAATTTATAAGAATTGTAAGTTAAGTTATGAGTAGTAAGAATAATAAAAATGTAGAAAATGATATGAATTTTGATATAATCAAAAACTTTTTTGATTATATTAATGATTTTATAAAAACTGATAGTTTTAAAGAAGAAAATGAAAAACATGTTGAAAAAAATATTTCTGATTATTTTTTCAAAAAACTAAATAAATTAAAAAATAAGATGACATCTGATAATAATGTTAAAAATTATAATAATGTTATATGCGATGATGATAAAATTTTATTGAAAATATTAGCACCCGGTATAAAGAAAAATGATTTAAATTTAATTGTTGAAGATAGTAATATTAGTGTTAATGTAAATGATAATGTTGATTCTTTAATAGATATTAATTTTGATTTTACAATACCGGATGGTTATGATATTGATAATATTACATCTAAATTGGAAGATGGTATATTATTTATTATTATACCAAAAAAAGAATTAAAATCAAGAAAAATCAATATAGATTAAACTGAAAAAAAATTATATATAAATTATGGGCTTTATATTTGTTGCATTTATATTTTTAGCATTATTGATAGAAATAATCAAAAAATCAACAAATATTATATTTGAAATAATTAGAAAAAGAAAAAAAGCTAAAAAGAAAAGATTGATAAAAGAATAATATTAATATATAATAAAAAATATATATTAATATTGGCTTTAAATGAATATATTGATATTTTAAGAAGAGCGAATCCCGGTGTTTTTATTGAAGAAAGAGATTATTCTATTTTTAATATTACTGGTTTTTTTAATAGAGTTTCATTAGTTATTGGTGTTTCTAAGATCGGACCATTTAATATTCCAATCTTAGTTGTATCACCAGAAAATTTTGAAGAAATTTTTGGTAAACAAGATGATAGATTAGAAAGAAAAGGATCATATTTTCATAGAACTGTGAAAAATATGTTAAAAGAAGGTCCTGTTATTTGTTTAAATTTGAGATTAACAAACAATGAGTTAGATAAATACAACTGGATAACATTATCAACATCATCAGATAAATTCAATTCGAAAAAAAGAACAAATTCGATAAAAGATTTTTATAATATATCGGATGGTTTTTGGAGAAGAAGTAAAGAAAAATTATTAAAAGTTTCATTAGACAATTTACCTGATGCTACTGAAAAACCATTAACATTTGTTAATACTGGTGAAACACCTATAAGTATATTAGCACTTAGAAGTGATATACAAGGTTTTGATATACCGGTGGAAGATTGGTATAATGGTAAATATCCATCATATTTACATCCTAAAGATCTTATTTCCGATTATATGTTAGAAATAATAATAGTTGAAGGTAGATGGAATAATTATTTAGAATTATCTAAACATCCCAGATGGTCACAATATTTTAATAAAAATGGTTTGATATTAAATAAAAAAACAGATTTTTTAAATGATACATCTGTTACAGTATTAAAAAATTGGCAAACATGTTTAATTCCATATTTTCAAGATAAATCTGGTGTTAATATGTATATAGAATCTGTTATAAACGATGATGTTAACGAAACAGGTGTTTATATATCATATAATAATGATATAATAGAAACAGATGTTAGAAATGGTTTAATAGACATACTAGGTGATAATTTAACAACAAAGAAAAGAAGATTTTTTGATTTTTTATCATATAAAAGATTTATATCCGATTTTTTTATTATTGAAGAAAAATTAATTGATTATCCTAGTAATGTTGTTGGTAACCATTTAACTGATTTGGGTGTTGGTAGAACTATGAATTTTGCCGAAGGTTATGCACATAATGTTAAATTAAAACCATTTATTATATCAACAACAACTTCAATTGAAGTAAAACCGTTAGATGCTGGTGATGATTCTTATGTTATAATTAATGGTAAAAAAATAGATTTGGATTCTGATATTTCTCAATTTTTAGCATTACATGAAGTTGTAAGTCCCGGTTTTCATACACCATATTTAGTTGTTGCAACAGAAGATGGTATATCATTTAGGACAGGTATACAAAGACCTTTAAATCAATCTATGTTATTGCCTACAATAGATTCTAAAAACGAAATTGTTTTAGGTTATTATGAAATAATACAAGATATTAATGAAAATTATTATACTAATTTGTTTGGTGTAGTTATAGATGAAAAAGGATTTATCAATCCTTTTAGAGTTGGCTCGGAAATGTCATCAAAGATTAAATTTTTAAATACCGATTTTAAATGGATTAATCAAATATATTTTGAAAATATTTATAATCCAGATCCACAAAATTATAATCAACAAAGATTATGGCATATTTGGTATTATTTATCACAAAATTTAGCAGAGAATGATTCGTTAACATTGGATGTAAATGGTAATAAACAACTTATTGATTGGATAGAACCTGGTAATGATGGTTCTGGTAGATGGTTAAAGGTTGCTATTAAAGAAAAGAATTATGATATTAGATCAGCATCTGGTACAAATGGTAGAAATGGGTATTATTTTAAAGATGTTGAATTTTTACCACAGGAAGAAATATATTGGGAAGAAAACATTTCACCATTTATGACAGGAAATGTTGGTATTATAGGTGATGATTCTTTTATAAAAGAATCATATTTAAAAGGTGATATTAATTCAGGTGATCCATTTTTTTGGTCTTTTTCAGAAGAAACAAATGTTAGTTTTGTAGTTGATATACAAAATATGATATTAATACCAGATGGACCATTTGTTGATGATTACATAGGAAGAAAAGTAATTATAAATGGAACTAAAAACAATGATGGTATTTTTACTATATTAAATGTTATAAACTATAATGATATACCAGCATTAGTTGTTAAGGAAAATGTTGTATTGGAAGATAATGTTGAATTATTATCTTTTTTTGATGCAGAAGATCCTAAAATAATAAATTTATATGAAATTTCTGGTTTATTAAAAGCTAAAGTTGAGAATTATGATGGTCAACCACAAGAAATATATGAACGATTAGAGGAAAATAAAGAAGAAGATGCACAATGGGTTAAAACTTTAGAAATTGAAAAAATTTTAAATTCAAATAAAGTTTTAGTTAACTGGGAAAGATATGCTAATGATTTAGAAGTTGGTTATTATTTATTAGCAGATAATACTAATTCTAATGTAAATTTAAATGGATACAATATAGATAATGAAAATGAAAGAGTTAGAAACTGGACTCGTATTATAGATTTGGTTAGACATAGTGATATAAATTATTTAATAGTAGAAACAGATCAGCCAATATTTTTAAGAGATTTTGATGGTGATTTACAAACAGATGTATTGATTCCAATACATAACTGGGTTGATACATTAGACTTTAAAGTTTTAGAACCGTATATTGTTAGAAATGATGTATTGCCAGATGGAACGGAGGAAAGACAAAATGATATTTTAAATTTAATAGCACCAAACACAAAAATGCAAAAAGCATTAATATCAGATAATTTGGAGTGGAGATATTTGATAGATTCTTTTGGTTTAGGATTGATTACAAACTCTAAATATCAATTAGCAAGTTTGGTTGAAAAAAAACAGTTAGCGTTTGGTTTTATAAATATGCCAAGTATAAAAGATTTTAGAAAGTTAGGTGAAACATATAGTAGTGATGGAAGATTTGACACAAAAAAATTATTAAATGGTGGTAATAGAAAAAATACTGGTAGTGCAAGATTCAGTTTAAGTGATGTTGGTCAAAGTTATGTAACATATCTAACACCATATGTTGCTATAAATGAAAATAGTAGATTTAAAATAGTACCACCATCAGCATATGTTGGTGAGCTGTATATGAAAAAATTTAATAATGATAATTTGAAACAATGGGATATTATGGCTGGTGTTAGAAATGGTAGAGTACCTTCTATAAATGGTATAGAAATATTATTTGAAGATGATCAATTAAAAGATTTAAATCAGTTTAATGTTAGTGTTATAACAACATTTAATAATCAGTTTTGGTATTTATATAATGAAGCAACATCTGTGAATGTTTCTTCATCTTTAAGATTTATTCATGTCAGAGAAGCTTTAATAGAGTTAGAAACAGAATTGAAAGATAATTTACAATTTTTTCAATGGAGATTTTTTGGTAGTCAATTAAATCAAAATATAACAAATAGAGCAAATGAAATTTGTGAAAAATATAAAAGGGATTTTGCTATAGCAGCATATTTTAATGAGTTTATAACTACACCCGAACTTATTGATGCACAAATAGGTATTTTAAACACATATATAGAACCCATACTTGGTATGGGAACTATAGTATTGAGTGTTAATGTTTTTGGTACAGGCCAAATTAATGCAACATTTAATTAATAATTTTTTAATACTTTTTGTATTGCTATTTTTGTATTTCTTAATTTACCTTTTATAGTATTAATATTTTTATCAAAAATCTTTGCCAGTTCTCTTAATTTATAACCATTTAATTGTTTAAAAAATATTTCTTTATCTATTTCATCTTCGATTGTATTGTTTATAATATTTATGATTTCGTTATATTTGATGTTTTGATAACCACCATTAACATTTGGTTTTAATATCATATAATCAGATATACCATCGCTTAAATCGGATTCGTTAATAAAAACATTTCTATTTTTATTTTTTCTACACATATCTATGTGTATATTTTTCATAACAGTTGATAACCATGTTGTCATTTTTCCGAATTCGCTGTTATATTTGTCTTTATTTTTTAATGCTCTGATTGCCGTTTCTTGTAATAGATCATTGGCATCATCTTCATTTTTGGTTAATAATAATGCAACATATTTTATTTTTTGTAAGTTATCATATATTTCTTTATCGTTTATCATAAGATTATTTTTTTATAATGTTTTATTAAAAATAAGAATTTTTTATTAGTAAAAAAAATGAACTGTTAATTATTTTAATTTTTTTTTAAACTTTTTGTTTTTCAGATCTAATATTAATATTGATTTGATAAATAATCAAAAACTAAAAAAAATATAAAACTTTTTGTTTTATACATAATATAATATACGATTTTAAGGCAAAAAGGATAAAAAATAAGAATTAAAAGAAAAAAATTAAAAAATTAAGAGCAATGGGAGATTTATTTAATATGGATGCCAACACTGGCATGGACTTCTTAGAGAAGAAAACAACAACAAATGATGGAATTTATAGACCAAAACCATCAATAGCAAAAGATAAGAAAAAGGGTTATAGAGCAGTAATTAGATTTTTACCTAATTTTACAAAAGATGGTCAATTAGGACCATCAGCAGTTGAAAAATTATTACACTACGTAAAATTAAAAAATTATCCGGAATTATGTGGGTATTTTGATTCAATGAGAAATTTTAACGAAAAATGTGAATTAACAAATACATTTTGGCAGTTAAAAAATTCAAAATCTGTTGTAGATCAAGAAAAAGCAGAACTGATATCCAGAACAACAAAATATTATTCATATGTTTTAATATTAGAAGATGAAAACCAACCAGAATTAGAAGGTAAAATAATGGTATTTCCATTTGGTTTCAAAATCAGAGAAAAAATTAATCAGGAAAGATCTGGTGAGATTTCAGGACAACCGTGTAATATATATGATTTAGCTAATGGTAAAGATTTCGTATTATTAGTTAAAGAAGTTGGTGGTTATACAAATTATGATTCTTCACAGTTTCAAGGTAATACATCAGCTATTAAAATAAATGGGAAAGTAATACCAACAGAAGACAATAATGGTAGAAATGTTATAGTGGCTAAATATCAAGAAAAAATTAAAAATTTCTTATTAAAAAGAGAAATTGATTTAGAAGACTTTGCACCACAGAGATGGACTGATGAAGAAAGAGAAAAAGTTCATAAAATTGTTAGTATTTTAACTGATAATCCAATAGTAAATGCAAATGAATCAATAAATAGTGTATCAACTGGTACAGATTTAGATGAAGATTTCATGTCAAACAGTGAAAATGAGGTAACTAGTTCGTCTAATGATTCTGACGAAGACCCAGATGATTTTTTTGATGATTTTTAATTAGCGGAAAAATGAATAGAAAAACTCTTTTTTAATAAATAAAAAAGAGTTTTTTAAGATTAAATATAATATAAAATTATGATAGAAGGAAAAGAATTAATAGGAAAAAGAGTTAAACATATTAAAGAAAATGATAATAGTAGTATGTTAATAACAAATGTTGAAAACGGTACTGTGTTTTTTGAGAATAATGGTAGGACAACATTACAAAATGTAAAAGAGTTTTATACAGAAGTTGATAATGTTTATAATGAAAATTTAAATACTAATATAAATATTAAACCGACATATATACCAAACAGTTATGATAGTGATAATATAGATCCGAATTTATTTTTTAATCCTAATAATAAAACATTTGCAAATTTGGCTAATCAAATTAAATCTATTAATACTAATAATATTGGTTATTCTAATCAAAATGGTGGTTTTGTTAGTCAAGCAGAAAAACCTAAGACAGAAATAATAAATAGTAGACCAGCACAACCGGGAGAATATAATGAAAATATGTTAAAAAATAATAAAGCACCTATTATTAATTCAACTGATGATCCGTGGGTTGCAAATCAGTTTAATTCGGAAGGAAAAATTAGAAAAGTTGATACTGATCAATTTAAAAAAGAATTAGATAATGCTAAAAATGGTGTAAGTATTGCGCAAAAAGAATATGTTGATAATAAATCAAATATTACTAATACATCACCAGCATTTCCTAAAATGAAAAAATCAACAAAGGTAACATTAAATTTAAAATTCGAAGAAATGATTCCTAAACCAGAATCAATAAAAAATATGAATGAATTATTTGAAGAATCTATAATTGATATTTTAGCAAAAGAAATTACATTAGATTATATTAATGATCCAAAAAAATTAGAAAATTTAATAAAAGATGAATTGACTAATATTGTTTATAAAAAGAAAACAATAAGAAATACTAGGTCTAAGACTAAATCAACAACAAATACTAAAAATAGTACATCTAAATAATGATTAAACCTATTTATAAAAATAGAATAAAAACATTTTCTAAAGAATATATAAAATTTAAACAATTTACTATTAAACAATATGATATTTTTCAACAGTATACTAATATTATATTTGATATTCAGAAAGAAATAAAAAATATATCTATTGATAGTAATATAGAACCAAATAAAAAATTCATTTTAATAAATGAAAAATTGGAACATATAGAAACTATATCAAATGATATATCAAAAATAAAATCATTAGTTGAAAAAAAACAAGAAGAAATAAAAAAACAAGAGCTTTTATTATTAGAAACATGTTTAAAAGAGCAAAAAGAATTAACAACTGAAGATATTTATAATGAAATAAAAAAATATACAAATGATTTTTAGTTAATTCAAATAATTAATATATAAATAAATAATAAATATAAATGAAAGTATCTAAATTTATTAAACTTGATAATGATGTATTACTCGAATGGATATATGATTATGATAATTTTATAGCAGAAGATTATAGAATAATTATAAATACATTAGAAGATACGAGAGCTTTTTCGCAAACGGAAAAAACCGGAGTAATACCAAATACTACAAATAATGATACAATAAAACAATTATTTACATTAGATAAAAATATTAATAAATGGGGTATTGTAGATTCTGATCCACAAACTAATAGATATCCAATTTTACAGTTTCAAAAATTTCCCGGTAATGTTCCACATAGATATGATATTGTAAGATTACATTTTCCTGTAAATTATACATTTGGGGATAAATTAGGATTGTTGTTTAGTGTTAATTTAATGACAAAAACACAAAGATATTTATTTCCATTAACAAATTATTATTTTGATAAAACTGATCCGAATAGATCAACATTAGAAATGTCATTATCAGCACCGCCATTTTTATTTCAAGAAGTTTTATGGGGGAAATATATTGAATTAAATATACCTAGCCCGGAAAGTGTTATATCCGATGTTAATATAGTAAATAATATTCGTGTTCCAAGAGAAGGATCAATTCATAAAAATTTAGTAGAAGATGATATTAATGTTTTATCAACAGAAACACCAATATTTATTGACTTTTCTTTTTTAACAAAAAAACAAGAAAGATTAAATCAGATATCATATTTGACTAGTGAAAGTTTTAGTACAACATTACCTGTTGTTCCGGAGTTTAATCAATTAGGTATGAAGATACAGCCAGCTGGTGAAGGTTTGGATTATTTTGAAATTTTTGGAACGTTTAATGGTACTATATCCGAATTTCAAAATTTTATTGATAATTCAAAATTAATGGGAAATAGTTATTATGTGTTGTATGAAGTATGTATATATGAAAAAAATATAAAAACACAAAACATCACATTTTCTCAATTTGAAAATTTTGATATCCCTATTGATTTTAGACCTATTATAAAATTTTCAACTACAACAGCTACTATTGATGTTACTATGAAATTAGTGGATGCTAGAGATGATTCTATTATTATAAGAAGGTCTTCTTATTCTATGTTACAAAATGAGGTGGCTAAATATAGTTCAAATTTAACTAAAATAGATGTTAGAGATACATTTAAACCAAAGGTTTATAATGCTAAACCAGATCAAATAAATTTACAGGTTGGTAATGGTGTTAATAGTAAACAAGTAGTTAAAGTTCCTTTTGCTGTTATGTATGAAAGACTGAATATAGTAACTAAAAATAAAAATGAAGATGTTAATGATACTACATGGTATGGTATAGGACAACAACAAATATTGTTATACCCACAAGACAATGTTTTAAAATTTGCAATAGGACAAGGATCAAATGAAAATGGTATTATACCTTTTCAAATACCTGAAGGAACACCAGTATTTTTACAATTTAAAAGCAATAAAAAGTTAGTAGAAACACCATTATTTTATGAATCCGGTGAAATTAATTTATCCGGTGGTATAGTAGTATTTCGTGTATTATCTACACAGATGGATATTATAAATGAAATAAAAAAAGATGGTTTTGATCAATTTTATATAATTTACAAAGCAGATAATGGGGTTGAAACTATGATTTATCCAGGTAGATTTTTGATTTATAATGAAACTTAATAAGAATATTTATTAATCTAATAGTTATTTTTTTACTATAAATAAAAAAAAAGAATATTTTGATTTTAACAGAATATGTAAATATTAATATTAGTTCTACGAATTTTAAATATTTTTTAGATAAAAAATATGATAATGTTAAAATTGGTTCAGAAATAAAAGTAAAGGTTGGTGATTTAAAATTAACATCTAAAGTTATAATTAAAGCTAAATGTGATATTTGTAATAATATACGTGATATACAATATGTCAAATATTTAAAAAGTTATAATAATGGTAAACAATTTTCTTGTAGTAAAAAATGTTCAACAGATAAAAGAAAAAAAACATGTTTAAAAAAATATGGTGTCGATAATGTTTTTAAACACAAAGAAATACAAGATAGATATAAAAAAACAATGAATGAGAAATATAATGTTTTAAATTCTTTTGAGAAAAATTCTATTTTTAGAAATGATATAAAAAGAAAAAAAAATATAGAAAAATTATATGGTAGTGAAAATTTATTCAGAACTGATTATTTTAAAAATAAAAGTAGAAAAACTAAAACAAATAATATTATTAAAGAATATCAAAAAAATATAGATAACTATTTTGATATTATATCATATTTTGAAAAAAAACAAGTATTTAATATTAAACATAAAAAATGCGATAATATTTTTGAAATAAATAGATCTCTTTTATATGATAGGTTGAAAAATAATATAGAAATATGTACAATATGTAACCCTATAAACAATCCGGCATCACATAAGGAAAATGAAGTTAAACTATTTCTAGATGAATTGAATATTCAATATATTGAAAATGATAGATCAATATTAGATGGCTTAGAATTAGATATTTATCTA